GGAAATGTTCTTTAAACACCTGGTATCTTTTATCATTAGGATTAAGCAATCTACCTCTATCATCCTCTTGACAATATTCCATACCTTTCTCAAGGTACATTATTGCTAATGCTTGACATGGATCTTGGCTAATGTCTTCAATTAACTTTAAGTCAATAATCTGACCAGTAGCAACATGAGAGAAATTCTTTTCTAACCTATACTCTTGACCATTGATAGTAATGAATTCTTTTGGCTCAGTATATTGGTAACTGCTCAACATCTTAAGTAAATAATTGGATGCCTCCTGTACATTACCTATGTCAGAATTCTTAATCTTATTGATTGACTCTCCACTGAATAAACTAAGTAACTGACATTGGAAAATCAAGAATTGTGTGATGTCCTCTTCTTTCTGTTCCTTGATAGCTTCAGCCATCATTAACCATTTAGTCATCTGCTCTGGACTACAATCAGCAATGGTTGTTGGTAGTTTAATATCTAATTGTTTCATACTCTTAATGCCATGTATCTGCCTCGGTTTGTGAACTCCTTCTTACTATGCCATGCTAATGCTGTAGATATAACTCCATCATCATGCAATCCTGATGGTGCAGAATAAGTTACATTCCTTGTGTTTGGATTGTAAATATAGGAATAATTTTCAAGCTCATCTATTAACCACTGCTCATTGATGATTGATATTGATTCCTGTTCAAATGCTACAGCAAGGTCCTCAATGATGATTGGCTTTGTCTTAGAGCTTGTGACAAATGGATGAATTAGATTCTTACACCTGGACTGAAGCATTTCATAGAATACATCACCTTGATTATTTACCTCTACCAATGTAGTTGCATTGTATTGCTTGATGATAGTTGCTACCTTCTCAATGATCTTACTCCATTCATCATGTCTCCATCTGTGAGCTGATACCATTTGACCATCTTGATTCATAATAGTTAAGACAGTGTAGTCATCAGCTCTACCAATGTCTAATCCTCCATACATCTTAGCTGTCTTATTTGCTAATTTAATGCAGTTGCTTACGTTCTTAAAGATACCAGATGCATTGTCTATAAACTCAGCCATGTACTCCTGTCTGAATACAAAATCAGGTAGTGACCTCTTTCTCTCTTCCAATTCTCTTGGATCAATCATTGGATTGTCATAAGATGTGAAATGAAAGTAAGCATACCTATCATCATAGTTAGGTTGCATGCAGAGTCTATGGAAGTGATTCTTACCTTTTGGAGTTGATATGAATATTATCTTTTTACCTTTTACCAGGACAGTTGCACTAAGTACTTCATCCCACAGCTCAGGTCTAGTAAATGCCATCTCATCTACCACCATGTAGTCAAAGGTATTACCTCTGATATTATCTGGTCTTTCACCTGAGAAGAATTCTATAGTAGATCCAAATCCAGTGATCATTAAATCTGACCTATTGAATGTAAATAAACCACTGGCTGAGGTTGCTCTCTCCATCTCAGAGAATACTTTCTTACCTTGCTTATATACTGGAGTTACCCATGCTATTTTACAGCCTTTATCATTGATAGCCCACCATAACAATTGGTTGATTCCAAGCATGGTCTTACCAAACTGTCTACCAATATTGAGAGCATAGTATTTTTCATGGCCATGGTTAATAGCATCATGAATTGTTCTCTGATTATCATGTGGCTTGTAGCCTTTGACTGTACTCATTCAAAGTCAAACTTCTCTACATTTTTAGTCTCTATTTGTTGGCGATCACTCATGGCTAATCTATTCTTAGCCCAGAAGATACCTTTACCTTCATTAGCTACTACATCTTCTGAATAAGAGTCTAGTCTAGCTTTTGCTTTTTTAATAGTGTAAGATAATGGATGACTATCATCTTTCTCAATCTCATAAGTATACTCTCTAGTATAGAAGTCAAATCCTTTATTAATCAACCAGTGACCTACAAAGTATTTCCATCCAGCTACTTTTCTATCTTTTACTAGAGTAACGTCACCTTTAACAGATACATGTTCTTTCTTATTGTTTTCACATTCTATGATATATTCAGCCACTAGATCTAATAGTTTATCTGAATCTATATTTTGATATTCGTTAGCCATAATCTATTATATAAAATTGTTTTATAAGCAGTACTTAATATAGAATGTATAAGGTACCACTTTAAGTTTAGCAAGTATCCATATAACATACTTATATTTTTTGAAGTCATACTTCTCAAAGTTATCTCTGCTCCCCATTCTCATGTTCACAAGTCTTAGCATCCTTTCAGCACTTGTTCCAAGTTTTGTGAAATCAAATTCTGACTTTATGCTAAACTTCTCTTTGGCTTCTTCTTTACTTAGCTTACCACTTCTTACTTGTGCAGCAAGGTATACAATTCTTTTGTCAATTTTAAACTTTTCAGGGAGAAGGAATGATCCAACAAACTCAGTGTATACATTCTCGCAATGTTTTCCACCATATTCTTGCCAGTTGATTAGTCTCTTCATTTCAGCTTCCATTGTATCTCTGTCAAATCCGTAATGAAATGGTCTAACATTCTTGATACCAATCAAAGCATAGAATAGTTGGTCCTTAAAAGTAAACAATGGATAGTTATGTAACTTGAGTCCAGTGTACTTATTGTAAACTGACTGAATATATTTAGCATCCATGTATGTCCATCCTTTTGGAGTTGAGCCTTCCGTTCTAAAATCATGACCATTTAGAATGTACTTGATACCATACTTGTAAGCTGTATCATACATTAGCTTTGTCATTGCTATGTCGTTTGGAATATCAGCATCTGGAATACCAGCAGCAAGGAATGAATCATTCAATCTATCATACTCAGCTTTATTGACATTGAAAGTTATTGAGTCTACATTAAGTTGCTTGACTAATTGACTCATGTTGTGAATAGCCTCTGGAGCATTCCAGTTATTATCAAAGTGAATAACCAAAGGTTTTAAATTCCAATATCTTACAGCTGTATATAGGAGAGTAGAGGAGTCAATCCCTCCAGATATTCCCATGATGCAGTCATATTTTTTATTCTTACCAACATTTTTAATCTTAGCAATTATGTGTTTAAGCTCATGAGGATTAGCCTGTAGTTCCAGTTCATCATGTAGGTCACAGTATTCGCATTGTTTTTCTGTTATAACTGTTATTGACTCATCAAATAAACAGCGTGGACATTCTTTCATAGTTAATAAAATTATGATATAAATTGCTAATATAGTAATTATCAACATGTCTAGTGGTATATTCTTTCATAATTGATTGACATATATCATCCACTGACCTGTAAGGAATAGAAAAAGGTAGATCACCATTAAAGATAGACTTCCTTCCCATCAATCCCATTTCAAGATTTGTATTAGGACATCCATCATGAGGAGTTAATCTAAGATTGATAAAGCATTGAGAATATACATCTATTATTTCTTCTCTTGTAAATGTGTCATTACCAGCTCTTATTATTGGAATGTTGATTCTTTCTTTGATTTCATTGATTAGTGATTCTCCATAGAATTCTGGAGCATTTCCTGAATACCAAAATATTTTATCTCCATTAGGTTTCAATGGCCAATGATGTGGAATGACTGCATTGATTGGACACCATATAGCATAGATACCTTTTTTAGCTAGAGTCTCAACTACTTGATGACTAACACCAATATTAACTGAGTCCTGGACAAACTTAATGCATTCATCTGGAAGGTCTTTAGCATCACTACCAAACCATACTATTGTACTTGTACCAATGTGACTAGCCAATAAGAATAAATCCTGTTCTCTATACATTCCCATGAATACAGTATCACAGATTGATGCTTCATAAGGAGTTAAGTTATACTTCTCAATTAGCCCTTTATCTAATCCGGAAAGTGATTCTGATATGTGTGCTTGCATTACAATAGTTGTTTAAGTTCTTTGAAGTCATTCTCGAGTATACCAGGTGAACATCTTTCAGACCTAAGGATTCCATTCCAATGATCTTTAAATTTATGCTTGTTGTTCCATTTATCTGTTGAGATTGAAAGTAGCTGCACTGATTTATCACATTGTAGTATTCCAATCTCTTGTTTAGTTTTGATTGCCTTTAGCCACATGGACCAATCAAGGCCAGCATTTATTCTTGAGTCAAATGGAGTATAGTTTATTTTCTCAAGGAATTCTCTATTCAGAAATCTACCAATGCCAATTGGCTCATTCTTTCTCAAGTTATCTTTATAAC